TTTGTCGCCTTCTTTAGCAACTAATTCTTTTGCTATTTTTAATAAATCTGTGGATTTTTCTTCACCAAAAATATTATTTAGTGGCTTTACTGTTACAACTCCACCAATAGCTTCTTCTAATATATCTTTCATCTTCACTGTTATTCTCCTGATAGGATGTTAAATACTGCTTTTTCAACACCTTTCCACTTATCACTCTTAATGCTATTATCAACTGATTCATTGACTGGCCTTAAGAAGGCTCCGTGCGTTGAAGGATTAGAAACAAAATCAAAGCCTATTAGTTCAAAATCATCTTGAACTTCATCTCCAACAGATTCTTGTTTTATAGATCCTAAGCCTCTAGAACTTATGCCTAATTTAATCCCGCCTTTAAATAATTCTCTTAAAATATTTCCAGCAGGTGTCGATAATACTTCGACTGTACCTACTAAATCATTACCGTTCCAGTGCATCTCTAATACATTATGTGAAACGTTTTGTAAATTTATAACAGAGCTATCAGGATGATCTAGTTCTCCCATTGCTCTTCTTTCTTTTATAAAATTGTCTGTGTATTTGCTTGCTTCACGCATTAACACTTCTTTTGGATAAACTCGTCCATTCTGATTTCTTGCTTCTGCTCTTTGCAGTACACCTTTAACAATAAGTTTTCCACCATTTGTGCTAATAGCTTCGTTTACTTTGTCTGGTGTTACTTCAAATGGGATAACATCAACTAATAAAGATTTGTCCATTATACTAAGTCCTTTACTTTATGAGAAAGTCTTACAAGCTTTTCTGAAATTTTACTGAGTGCTATCTTTGTTCTTTTCATATAACTAGCTGATTCGAATCTCATTTCGTTTTTAAGTTTTACATTATACTTTACTAGTTTTTCTATTTCGGTCATCCTATTACGAATTTCAGTCATAGACTTAGCTAGTTTTTGTTTTGTTGACATAGACTCATCATTTCTAAAATGCCAATAATTTTCTTTTACAACACTCATACCTTTTGATAACTTTAGTTCATCTTCATCTTTTTCATCATCTTTAGGATCTCTAAACGCATAAGGAGTTTTTGGTGGACCTTCGCCTCCGTCTATACCACCAGTAGCGCTCATTTCTTTTAACTCTTTCCTAATGAGTGCTTTTAAGAATTCTACTAATTTCTTATTTTTTAACGACATTTTTTATCTCTGAAACTAGTTGATAAAATCTCATCAGCTTTAGTACATGTGATGTTTTTGGTTTTGCAATTTTTGTTTCGTTAACAAGCTTAACACACTCTTTAATTTTTATCTTAACAACTTTGTTATCAATTGAACCATAGTATTTCTTTAGTTCAAATAAGACGTTTTTAAATTGTGACTCTAAAAATGTTTTTAGTGTGCTAGTGCTAGATACACTGTTGATATATTCTCTAAGAACTTTTTTCTGTTGGCCAGATAAAGTATTGTACTTCTTATTAAATTTTTCAACTAGTATTTGATAAGCTAACAGCCTTAAATCTTTATTTTGCTTTTTTAACTCCAAAAGTGTTTGATCTTCTTTTTCTTTTTTAACAGAAGAGATATTTTCTATTATTGTATAATAACTTTTTGAAGATTTTTTTGGATCTGAATAGTCTTCTGTAAGAACATTGTATATAGATGCCAATATCTTATAGTTTGGTATTCTGACTTTAAAAAATGAATCCATATCAAAACTTTCTTTAATTGTTTTGATAAGTTCATATTTTTCTTTTCTTAACTTTGCTTGATTTATCGTCTTGTTATATGACTTAATCGTTGTCTCTATGAGATGCTTTGCATGTTCAGAATTTTTAATTTTTGTTTGCTGTAAAACATTAAAGATCTTAGCTTCTTTAAATAGCTCCGTATCTTTCTTAAAGTATTGTTTTACAATTTTTGTAGATGGCGAGGATGTTGATCCGTTTAACGCATCTGATGTTATTTGTCGTGTTAACAACTCGAATAACAAGCCGCCATTTTTAAATTTTGAGTGTTTCATATATACCCTTAGCTAAGTCTCTTATGAATTCATTAATAAATATAAGAAAACTAAATTTTCTTCTTAGTTCCGTTAAGTTCTTCGTCTATCTCAGATACTTCTTTTAATAATTCTGTTTCTTTTTTGGCAAAACTACTCTTCATTGCATCAAAATGAGCCAGTGCTAGCGGACTTTTTCTAAATTTATGTGTTGTAGGATTGTCATCTCTTTGTGCAGAGTGTAAATAATCGTGCTTTCCAAGTGCATCTCTAACACCGTATGTGTCTCTATCCTCTGTATCTCTTTTTGTATCTTCGTCTTCCATGCCTTTATCTTCTTTAGAGTCATTCGGTTCACTATTCTTCATTTGTCCTTGTTCTGCTTCTTTTGCAGGATCTACACCTTCATTTTCTATAGTTTGAAGCCTGTATGCTTGTTTTTTATCATCAACAACTTGATCTTTTACTTTTTGTATATCTTTATTACTAAAATTTAAGATGTTATCATAAATCCACTGTTGTGATATTAAACCTTCTCTCTTCATTGCTTCTGCGATATTATTTTTTCTTTCCCATAAATCTAATCTTTCTTGTTCGTATATTGTTGATGGGTTTGTCAACTCTAAATCAAAATCAACTAGTGCAGAGTCAGTATAACCTTGTGAATATAAATGAACAACTGCTACTTTTGTTAATTCACTTAAAACTATTCTCTGTATTCTTTCAATTGTTCTTGCAAATCTTACATCTTCTGCTGCTAGTGTCGCTTTAGATCCGACATTTTCTTCAAAACCTAAGAATGCTTTTGGTATCTTTAGTGCTGATAGCATTTTATTTTTAAGATATTCTATATCCTCTACTGCTTCATATGTTAAACCTGGCAGTGATTCTATTTGTGTACCACTATCTCCACCACGAACCGGCAAGTAAAAGTCTTCTGTTAAATTTTGCATGTTATATTTTAAATTGTAGTCTCCAGTATCTTCATTTATCACAGGAGCTTTTTTCATTTTATCAATAATGCGCTTCATGTAAGTATCAACTTCATTTGGAGGTAAATTTCCAATATCAATTTTAAATACTCTTTTTTCTGGTGCTCTCATAATTCTATGAATTAGCATAGCATCTTCCATTAGACTTAATTGTTTCCAAACTCTGCGACCACCTTCAATCATAGACTTTCCATAAGGTATGTAATTAGAGTCTGATAGCAACCTAAAGTGTGCTACTTGGAAATTTTGTAATTCTTGATTTGATGCGTTTTGTGGTTGATTTCTAGGATCTGTTGCATCTAATACAAATTTTACATCAAAAGGATTTTCAGGATCAAAGTCTTCTATACGAGATACATCGTAAGTAGATAGCGGCGATACATTTATAATACCATAACCTTCTTTAATATCTAAATTTAAAAAGAAGTCACCATACTTACACATATTTCTAATCCACGGCCACAAATTAAATTCTATATTTAATATGTCATAAAATAGATTATGTAGTATTTCATGTATTTGTGGGTTATTTGCTTTTATTTCTAAAACATTGCCATACTCTGATTTCATTGTTGATTCATCAGCATAAACATCTAACGCAGAAGATATAATTGGATCATCATCCATTGCCTCATAGTCTCTAAAAAGAGATATACGTTTTGCTTTTGCCAACTCTCCACTGTAACCATGCATTGATCCTATGCCTCTTTGGCCGGAGTACAACCTTTGGTATCTATCCATAAGCGTTCTGGAGCCTTGTTGTATGTCATCAGTATCAACTACTTTTAGTTTTTTACCTCCAACATTACGAACAATAACGCCTGTTGAAAATAAGCGTTGTATTCTATCAAAAAATGTATCTTGTTTTGCCATTCTATATTAACCAAGTTAGTGATTCTTTTTTGCCGGCCACATTTTGTTTCCAGCCGTAGTCGTCTTCTGCCTCAGCAGTAAAAACACCAGAGCTTGCTCCCATTTTGTTCATTGTTTCTTTTGTTATCTTCATGTTTTCATCATGAAGACGTAAACTAGTATCTCTAACCCAGAGACATATTGCCATACTCATGACCAAGTCATCGTTATAGCCCTTAAAAGCTTCAGCTTTCCCATTATTAAATATAAAAACATATAATTCATCGATCAGTCTAATTGAATTTATTTTTACTTGCTTCTCTCTAATAAATTGTGATAATTTCTCTATAATAAGAGGTCTAGTTTTCATAGTTGTTGAAAATCCAGGTATTTGATTTCTATCCTCTCTTCTGTATTTGTTTGTATATTGTGTTTTTGTGTCAACATACTTTAAGTCTCTTTTCATCCAGAAAAGATTTCTATATTCTCTATCTAATAATACTTGTAAAACTGCCCAACCTATATTGTTGTTCTCTACAACTAAAACAGCATCATTATATTCTGTAGCTATTGCTGCTAATATTCCTGCGTATCGCGTTGTGTCTACTTTTGCTTTAAATTCTGCGACTTGTTCTAAACTTTCTACATCTAAGATATGAAATGCTGAGTAGTCTCCTCCGTCACCACGTGCTACATCAGCACCTATTAAATATCGCTTATTTGGTTCTGGATGTTTCCATATCCACATGCCATCATTATATCTTTTTTCTATCGGTTCACAGATAAAAGTATCTTGATATTCTTTAATAATTTTTGCAGGTATAACTGATTGTCCTGAGCTTATAAAGTCACAGTCACATTCTTGCGCTGCCATATCCGGACCTAATAAAGAATTTTGATCATCTCTCCATTTTTGGTCTCTTTCAGGGTGTACTGTCCAATGTAATTTTATAAAATTAAAATTATTTGTCCCTTCTTCTGCGCCTGTCCATGTTTGATGGAACCAGTTTCCCATTCCATTTGGTGTAGAAAGTGCAATACATTTACCACCAGTAGCAAGAGTCTGTTGAGATGCACCCCATATTTCATCTATATTCGCAATAAATGCAGCTTCATCCATAACCAATAAAGACAACGCTTCAGAACGACCTGCATCTGCTGTAGATGATATTGCTTTTATTTGTGATCCGTTGTTATATCTTAAAGATAATTTATTATCTTCAACACAGCCTTGTTTTAACCAGTCGGGTGCAAGTTTATGCATTACTCTAACTTTAGTTACTAAGTTTTTAGCAACCTCTTGTTTTGTTGCAATTACTAATATATTTTTATCATTATGAAAGTTCATTAACCACAAAGAATAACCTGCAGTTAGTG